CCAAATTTTTGCCAGAGTTCGGCCTTCTTTTGTGCCAGCGCGAGGATGGTCTGATCAGTCTCGTAATACTGGATCAAGCGAACGAGCTGACGCAGGGTCGGTTCAGCCCAAGTCTCAAAGAAGATCCGCAGACCGTAATCCTGCACAGCGCCAGCACCAGATTGCATGGCCTCCATGCCGCCAACAGTTTCATTAAGATTCTGGTTGGACTGAACCGACGTTTGCGAGAATGTCCCGGTCAACTCATCGAGTTCGACGGACAAACGGTCCTGCTCCTGATAAGACGATCCAGTCACATCACGCGTGTCGATGGTTTTAACGTCCTTTTCAGGATCGTTCATCATCACGCCGCCACCGGAAACATTGCGAATCAACGCATCGAGGTCAACTTGGGAGCCACGTTTCACATAATATCTTTTGTTGAGTACCAGTTTGACGTTATCGAGGCGTTGATTCGCAACAAGGTTGATCTCTTGCTGCAGTCCGCTGGCTTGTTCTACGTCGCCGGCAGGGTAATTTCGGAATGCTTCAATGGTTGAGAAACCAACCGTGAACGGCCGCTCACCGCGCTGTAGATGCGGGAATGCCTGATTGAGCGGGACCGGATCGGTGAGCAATAACTCCGTTCCCATTGTCCAGTACAGCATGTCCTCGCCATTGATGTTGACGATGTTCATGTGCGCCCACAGCATCGTGTACGAATTGCCGTGCTGCTCATCGGCCGGGTCGATCCGCTCGCGGCCCTCACGCGCCTGACGCGTTCGGTCGTAGTTCTTACGCCGGGTCGCTAACAGATCGCCCAGGGCGTGTCTTTTCCAGACCGGTTGCCCGGTCTTGTTGTCAATCTTCTCCATGTTTTCCAGTGCAGTAACGGCATACACCGGCATCATGTAGAGAAGGTAAGGCGATGTGGTCGCGGGATCGCGCCAGTCGCACATCGGATCGAATCTGAAATTCTCTGGCGCCACCAGATCGCAGCGCAAGTCGTCGCGCCGCACGATGGTCTGCTCACGGCCGAGCGCAAAACCTTCTTCGTCCATGAGCATCCCGCCATCGAGGCCAATCTCTGGCACGATATCGGTGTCTTCGTGATAATCCCAATACTGGAATGAGATCGTCAGGCCATAGACCTTTGTTGATTGAAACGCGCCGATGACAGTCTGATACCAGGGCATTTTCCGATCAAGTCGATATTGTAGGATTTCCTTGTTGACTGCCGCCGACGCGATTTGTTTAGGATCTATTTCGTCTTCTGGCTGAATGTCCACTACATCGGTGGTCGAGAACATCGCATTGGTGAGCGCGGCCTCCGACGATTTCGTCATTGAGCGAGTTTTAGGACGGAAAACCTTTGAGCGTTTCCAATTTTGCGTCCTAAACTTCGTGGCTGGCGCGTGTTCGTTATTGAAATGCGCCAGATTGACTTCCCAAATATTCGTGATGTTGGCATCGAGGTAGTCTGTCGATGTGGTATAGATCTCATGCGCTTTCGAGATCAGCCAGCCTTCTGTACCGACGAACGACATTGTTTCGCCTTCGGCATCGGAAGAATCCGGACCGCCACTACCATCCAGCATTTCCCGCGAACCGGCGCTGGAACTTGACGGGGTTTCGCCTGGTGGTAGATCCTGTGGCAATCGGGAGTAGGGATCACCACGATCTTGAGGGCGGGGCGGGGCTGAAGGAGAAGTCGGGTGCGCGGGATCTTCTTCAAACTCGAAATCGCGATTGCCTTCGCGATTGTCTGCCGGCGCAGTTTCCATGTACTCCGGGTTGTAATTGCCTTGATTTTGGTCGCTAGGCATTGCTTGGCACCGCTCTGCTGTCAGTCGCGATTACGTTGTCGAAGCGATCACGCGGTAAATCCTCGAATTTGTCAGGATTGAAATGCTTGCTACGCGCCAGATTATGCCGCTCAAGAATTTCGCCTGCTCCCTTAATTCCTTCCTCTTGCAGATCGTGAATCGTGCGGCCAACCATGTGAATGTGGTAGCCCTTGTAGTTGGAAATCGAATCACAGGCAATGATCAGCATTTGCCCTTCGAGATTGACCATCACTTTCCATTGCCGGCCGCGATATTTTTCGTGGATCGCCGTGCCGACCTTCTTCGCCATCCACATTTCCAGCTTGGCTTTACGCGTGTCCTGGTCGTCGTATTCCTCGATCTCGTTGTAGTCCTCGGTGACTTGATCCATGTGCCGGCCAGTACCTTTTTGCGTCAGGATCTTCAAGACAACACTCCCGCATCCACAAGTCGCTGACCGATAGTCTTGAATCCCGGCTCGTCGCAAGGCAGAGGATCGTAAGGTTTGACCTTGATACCCCTCGGCCCGATAAGAACATCGCCCGGTTTCATTTCCAACTCCAACTCGGCTTCGGTTTTGTTCATTTCTTTTTCTTCCATTCGCCGTGAGTACGTTTGCCGGTCTGCAACGATTGTCCGGTTGACGACTGACAGATCCGTGCGGCCTTGCCGGCGCTCGCACCTTTCGCCTTCATCTTCTCGAAGCAACGATGCACTTTAGTTCCCTTCGGCATCAGTGTACGAACCCCGGCTCGAAATGATCTTCCGGCTCAAAGTAATTGTGCGTCATATCGCCCATGTGCTCGGCGTAGGTGTATGCAATCGCGTCGCCATCGTCAGGCGAGTCCAGGCCGCGCTTTTTCATGTCCTGCTTGCGTTCGAGTCGCATCTGCTCTTTGTCGTTGAACCCGTACTCGATGCCAATCATGGACTGGCGAAGGTCCGCGTCATTGGGAATGTCCATGCCTTCGGTCATTTGGATTCGCATCCGGTCCCACATTTCGACGCGCTTGTTGTAGTAGGTATCTTCGTCGTCAGGCTTGTTGCCGGCGTTCACTTCAATAATATCGTGTCCGAGCATACGCAGACGATCCACCACACCAGCCCCAATGCCAACTCCGTCAACGAACGTCGCCGCCGGCGAGTATTCCTTGACTGCATTAACGACCTTCGCAGCCAGCTGCATGGTGTCGAGATTGCGATACCGAATCAGTGTGATGATCTTGCGTCCCTGTCGGACCGCAATAACGCTCTTGTCCTCACCGAAACGCGCCACATCGACACCAAGTACGATAGGTAACTGGAAGAAACTCTCATAAGGCGCATCCCAAAGCATACAAGTGTCGCAAACCTCGGATGAAATAAACTGCATAGATCCCGCTCGCGGGAACTGGCCTTTGACTCGTACTCGAATGAAATCACTGTCTTCTCCATACTCTGCGATCTGACCAGCAATCTCCTTCTTGTTGGTCATTTTGCAAGTGCGTGAGTCGATCTGGTGCGTCGTCCACCTGGCATCGTTCATAAAGAGATTGCGAAACTTGCCGGTGTTCTTGGTCGGGTTGCCATAGCAAAACCACATCGCCCGCGGATCGGTCATGGCCCCTTCGGATACTTCAAAGATCTTATCCGGAATACCGGAGCCTTCATCGTAGATGATGAGTACATGCTGCCCATGCAATCCCGCAAACGCTTCCGAGTTGTGTTCAGTATTCGGCGTGGCAGCGCAGAACCACGTTTCCGGATGATCTCGATGAAAGAATTTCGTCGCGGTCCACTTGAACCAGTGAGTGTTACATGCTCGCTTGTGCCAGAGCGCAAGCTCGCGCCATGTTTTCGTATTAAGCTGATTCGTCGTATTGGCGGTAATGACTCCGTTGAGATGAGGTCGGGTGGACATGGCCCACATGATGATCCACGCGACTTCTGCAGACTTGCCAATACCGTGACCGGAAGCAACAGCTTCCCGAATCGTACCCTCGGGATCCTTACGAATCGCCTCGCCGACACGATTGAGTTGTGCTGCTTGCCAGATATCCGGACCATCGTGATCTTCTAGCTCTGTTCCCTCGACTCCCCACGGATAGGCGTACATCACCCATCCAAGCGGGTCGTCGTAAAACTGATCCATATCGTGAATCAGCTGTTGCTCAAATTCCGACTCTGATAACGGCTCGCCTTCTTCCCACGGAACAAAGTTGTCCTGGTTAAGTAGTTCCACGGCCGGCGTCGCAGTCATATCAGTTGCTCTGTAGCCTTTTGGTGAGAATGTCCGCGTACTGACTCATCGCCGTCGCCTGATTTCGCAATAAATTGCACTGCTGTTCCGACAGTTTGTAAAATTCTTCTCCCACCAAAAACCGACGCAAACGAACAAGGTCTTCCGTTAGCCGCTTCAACTCACTTAAAACTTCTTCCCGCCATTCACTGCCGGGTACGATAATTTTCACTGCTTCATCGGTCATGCCGGGATCTCCGCGCTTGTGTTGTTGTCAATCGTTACTGGTTTTCTTCCTGCTCGTTCCTCGTTCAACTTTTCTAAGCGACGACGCCCTCCGGAGAGCAAGGCGGCGTGGTTTAGATTGATCTCGCCTGAATGTTCGAGCTGCTTCCTGTCACCGAATCGCTTGTGAACCATCGCCCCCATGATCCACTTTCGTGTGTCAATGCGAATCTTCGACCTGTTGACGACTTCGTGATTGATCTTCCCGTTCTCCTGTCGGTCACGACCTGAGTCGTCGCTGATATCGAGTATGTCGTCAACAAAAGTCTCGGCCTGCATTTCTCGGGCCTCGTCGTACATGCGCCGGTACACCTTGTCGTTCAAAAACAGCGCGTACAACTGACCGAGAGATCGC